TATTGGTAAGATAGGTTGGGCCACTTCCAATATTTTCGGTGTCTGCCGGAAGTGCATTTTCAAAGTCATTATAATAAACAGACGAAACTGCCTGTAATTTAATAGTCAACACAAAAAACATTAACATAAAATATTTTTTCATATTATTCCTTTATTGTGGCATAGGATATGCTGTATAACTCACACCTTGTAAAGACGGTAAGATGTACTTGTATTCTGCAAAAGCTCCACCAGTTTCAGTGGCCGCTTCTAATTTCCAATGAAGTTGTGTCCCCGCTACATCTTTTTCTGACCAAAAACCACCATTAGGAGCTATTTGTCTCATTCCCGTCAAAGTCAATGCTTCCATTGTTCCTTCACTGCCTGATACTTGCACAAACAAAGTTCCTGGAGAATAATTGAATATATTTAAATTCGTCTTTACTGACGGTGTCAAAAATAATCTTGCTGTTCCATAACTACCATCCGCTCCTGTATTAGGATTAAGAGCCAGAACAAATTTTGTGTTTGACCAAGCATCAACAACAACTCTTGCTCCTACTGTGGTACTGTATCCTGCAACGACAGCTTCTTCTGTTTTTATGTTTGCAACTTGTGATATATGCATTGGATCAGTAATAGTTCCTTTTGCAGTCGATGTAACATGTCCCTGAATACCAAGAACAGATGCTCCAGTTGTTGTTAAAGACGCATAAATGCTTGTAGCAGTACTAGTTGCATCTCCATACCAACTTATGACATTTGAAGAAATAGTATCAATTACTCCAGCCTGAGCAGTAAGGGCATCAAATGTATTTGTTGCTGTCGTAGCTGTAAAAGTTATAGCATCAAAAATATTATCTAGTTTTGCTGCTGTCATAGTATCAGAAACAGGCCAAGGTTCTAATCCAGCTGCCCCTTGGAATACTGCTAATCCTGTGTTCCCAAAAGCATCAATTACAGCCGTAATTGGAAGTCCAGCAGTTCCATTCCATCCATAAACTTGACTTACTGTAGCTGCACCACTTACTGTATTAGGCCAAGTTGAACCAATAAGATTGCTATGCCAACGGTCTATTGATGTTCCATTATATAAATGAGAAAGACTTGCTGTAAATAATCCAATAAAATTAGTCGTACTCAATCCATCTGTTGTCACATTTCCAACTAAAGCATTACTTGTTCCAAAAGAATTTGAAATAGAAGAATTTAAAATTCCCGAAGTGGTCATAATCGGAACTCTAGCTCTTCCAAGAGTATCAATCCCATAGATCAAAGAAGGATTAGGATATCCTCCTGTCCATGTTGTTGCAGCTGTCTGACTAGCATAAGTAAAAGCAGACAATCCTTGGTAAGCAACAACAGAACTTCCTCTTGCATCTACCATAACTGGATCTGCTGCAGTTCCTTTTGCTGTTGAAGTCACGTGTCCTTGAATACCCAAAACAGAAACAGCAGTTGTAGTTATAGACCCATAAATATTCGTTAGATGTGTACCTGTCGCTGATGCAAAAGTCGTCAATGAAGCATAAGTATCTGCAGCAGTACTTGTTGCACTACCATACCAACCTATAATATTTAAAGAAATCGTATCAATTACACTTGCTTGAGTTGTAATAGAATTAAAAGTATCTGTTTGAATAACTTCTGACCGTCTAGCTGTACCCGTCAAATCTCGTGATAAATCATTTCCAGTTTTGACAGTACCAGTAAGATCAGCAAGCAAAGCATTTCTCGTTGCTGAAGCAGATGATGTGTCAGCAGTGATATTTGAAGATGCAGTAACAGATATAGATGCTAAACCTCCAACAATTCTTACATCTTGTACATCTCTTGGAGGAGCTCCTTCGGATCCTGCCGTAATTGTCAAACTAGCAGAAAGAGCACTAGTGGCTGTCAATCCAACAGAAGCCACATTGAATATATACGAAACACCAATAGCCATTCCACTTATTTCAACAGTTGTTTTTTGAGTATTTATCAATAATACTGAATCCATATAAAAATTATATGTTTCAGCTCCCGCTGTAACATCCCATGCAACAACAGCTTTATCGCTCACAATAGATGTGGCTGTAAGTCCAGTAGGAACTAAAGGATACGTCACAGCTTTCAATCCAAAAGTTAAAAAGAACAAACCAATTGAAATCAATAATACTTTCTTCATTATACTTCTCCTATAAGAAAAATTGTTTATCAGGAAGTGTATCCATACTTCTACAATATGGATGCAGCTCCTGATAAACAGGAGCTTTAAACTATTTCTCCTCTTTCTCTTGTTCCTTCTTACGATCACGATTCCTTTTCTTGTTTAATCGTGTATCCTCATCCTCCTGCTGTTCTCTATCCTCAACTTCATCAAGCTTTTCATCATAAGGAGTAGATTCACGATCTTCTACTGGAATTGACTTAGGAAGATCTTCACCACGAGGTTTAGTCTCTTCTTCAACAATTCCTTTGAGTTTTATTTGCCCATCTTCCGCAATATCATATTCAAGGACATTTATCTTTTTCTCTCTGAGACACCAATCAAGTTGTTGAGATTTAGCAAGCTCTTTTTCAGAAAAGAACCTCTTAAGATCAACAGTCTCGTCTGCTTCAAGAACAAATCCTTTTGTCCCAAGATCGGGTATGATCAATTGCGATTTTGAAATATTTTGTACAAATCTAATGCTTTTCACATCTTCTTTTGTGATCATCTTAATCGTTTTTTCAGCCATTGTGTCCTCTTTGAAATGTATGGCATAGTGGAGGAGTAAAAATGTCTCCTCCACTATCCACACTGTTATTACGTCAATTATGCAGAAGTGTTAAAAGTTCCTTTCATGACACCCAGAGCATTGAAGATGGTCATTGCGATCAGTTCATAACCAACAAAACCAAGTCTCAGGTTGTCAGGATCGTCAGCCGGAATGACATCAGTATCTTTACGGATCGGGAACCAACCAAGGTACTTAGGTGAAGTAAATGCATAAGCCGTTCCAGCAGGAACTTGGTCAGACACAAAGAAGTCTGAACCCCACATATTCCCAAGATATCCTGTTTCACGAACTTCCTGCATTCCCACTTGATCTAAGTCCTGGAATTGCAATCTACGGATTCCTTGTGTCCCATAAGGCGACATAAGAACCGTAGCCACAGGTAACCTGTTATTCTCTACTGGTGTGAACATTTTGGCCAGGAGGTTCCTGTCAAAAGCTCCAGCAGTCGTAACAGGAATATTCACTAACGTTGAAGCAGTCTCGATAAGACCAAATCCAATCAAATCTTCACGAAGCTCCATTCCTTCGATCAGCAATTTGTTACTCTACTCTTTTGAGTAGGAGCAGATCATTTCTGTCTGCTTCTTCATATCGCTATGAAGATCGGACTATATCACATCCCAAACTGCAGGGATTTGAACGTGTAGTCTCTGAGGGGTTAACAAATTCAAGAATCTTCTTTTTGGTGTTTTTAATATCATCCTTTAATTGGTGTTCCCAGATAATCAAGACTTTGTAATCATACATGGCATATTCTCTTTTTATATCTTTTTCTTTATCATTTCTATGCCAATAGTCTCCAAAGACTTCAATTACATTTCTATCTTTTATTGGATGAATTATAAAGTCTGGACATCTATGAATAATTTTTCCAAAAGAAGTCTTACAAGTAATAAAGAAACCTTTATTTCCAACATATTCGACATTTTTAGGAACCATTTTCATTACTTTTCTCTCTATCGATGTTGGACCTTTACTTAAAGATCTCTGAGCATTTATTTGTGACTTCTTTTGAATTTCAGGCAACATCCAGACACTTCTAACACCATATTTGTCTTCAATAGCTTTTAACCCAGATTCTTGAATTTCTTTAAGTTGAAACATATACTCTGCACCATATCTTTTAAGTCTAGTTTTCTTACATTTATCCTGGGTTTCTTTTAATCCAATTTGGCCTTTTGGACCACATCTTTTTATCATCTTATTTCTAATGGTCTTAACAACTGCCGGAATTTGAAAATTACTTTCAACTCCATATTTTTCTAAGCACCCTTTCTTTTGTCCTTCAATTAACTTTTTAGAACATCCATTAGAAATAATTTTAGCTCCAGGATATTTCAATTTGTATTCTTCTGAAGTTAGCCCATGCATCTTTAAATGAGCCGATAAACTTTTACCTTCGAAAGAACAAATTTTACAGAAAACTACATTCGCAAAGTATTCTGTCAACTTTTTCATTGTTAACTTCCCTGCTGATAAACTGCACTCATCAGATTTTCACTCTTTTATGCAAAAGAGTACTGTGAGATTCTCAGTTGTCCCAGCATATAGTTCAATTTATTCGCAAGACTTTTCAGAACTTGCGCCGCCTGATTTTGTTGACGGTCTTTAGCACGGTCAAGTGCCCTATATCTACGAGTGAAGAGTTCCTCATAAGGAACCTTAACGCGCGCGGCAATTTCAAAAGCTGTCACCTCTACGCGTTTACCCCTCATCTCGATAATACGAGGACTGCCACCTTTTCCAACCTTTACTGCAGGGACTAAAGGAAGATCTTTGTCCCAGATCAGCGGAACACCGTCAGGCATTTGTTCCACAATAACGAACTTGCGGAAAATACCTTTGTAATCCAGCTTAAAACGGACTGGATTAGCCATATTCGCAGCAATTCGCTTCAATCCCGACTCTGTTTGCAGAGCCTGGGTCAAAGCAGCTTCACGAATCTGTGCTTTCCTCTTTGCAGTTTCCCGTTTCTCAACAGAATCCTGCCCTGGAAAACGACCAGTTGGTTCCGCCTTTGTTGACAACTCACCGAGCATTTTCAGCCCTCTGAGTTGTGCAGGCGTCAAATTCATTACAAATCACCTCCCTTCTATTTAAGAGATCATGAACATATAAGCGATCAGACTGCTGTCAGTAGCAGTAGGCGCCTTTATGATGATACCCTTCGCCGTTCCGACTGCGGCATTCTGCCACAATGCTGTAGTAGCATTGATATACAGATACTCGCCTTCGTCGTAGGTCAAAGTAGTATCGTATGGAGCTCCTTCAATGGTATTCCCAGCTTCATCAGTCACATCAATGCTGTTCGAACCATTGAAGAAGATTACCTTCGTACCACCAGGAATGATAGTCACATTTCCATTCTTACTGTCTTCTGTCCAGCAATTCTTGAACATACCGATGTACGTAGGAGACCCACCAGTAGCAAGAGTTGCCTGTCCAGATGAATTGATCATAGCAGGCTGCCCACCAAAATAGCCAGTCGCCAAGACCAAAGCAGTATTCAACGGAATCTCACCATCTTTCCAGGTTAACTGCATCACATCCATACCCATTTACAATCACCTCCTCTCATTAGCTTATGTTACTTCTTTCAGAACACCCCATGAGGATTTCTCTCAGGGTGAACGCCTTCCATGAAAGCTTCTTCTAATATCCTGTCGTTTGAAGAAGCTATTGAATTGATTGGATCCATAAGCTTATTACTTCCTTCATCAACTCTCCTCAAGCCATCCATTGCGCTTCTCACTTGCTTATTCACAAGACTCGCACGGACAACTTTACCAGGAGCTGAATCAATTGCCATCTTCACACCTTCAAATCTCTCATCAGTCAAACTTGCCCAACGCTTGATTGTATTGTCTCTGTCAGTTTCAACAACAAGACCTTTACCTTCAGCAACCTTGATCAAGTTTGAAATAGCCTTTGACCTTGCATGTGACTTTAAAGAAGCTTCAGTTATCCGTGCTTTGTTCTTAGCAGCTTCACGCTCCTTGATCAAAGAACGAATAGTAGAAGCAACCTTCCTTGTATTCTCAATCTTCTTAAATTCTTCCTTTTCAGAAAGAACCATGTTTTTCAGATCTTTCCTAGCTGCTACCAATGATTTTGACACAGCTTTGCGACCAATTTTCTTGGCGGCTGTTGATTTCAATTGCTTGTACTGATCCAACTGGCCTTCAAGTTTATTCGCATGAGCATTCAAAGATTTGACTGTCACTTTGATGCCTGCAATCCTCTTGACAGCAACTTTAGCTTCATCATTCATTTTAATAGAAGCAAAAGTCTCAGCTTCTTCAGCCATTGAACCAAGCTGCCCTTCATTTGACTGCGCAAAACCATCTAGATCATCAATAGTAGCTTTCACTTCTTTTTCCATCTCTTCATCTGCTTTTTCTCCAGTACCTTCCCAAGTGTCTGCAAACTGCGCTTCTTCTTTCTTATCTTCATCCTCATCTTTATCTTCAGCAGTTTCTTTCTTTTCATCCATAATATCTTTGGCTTGATCTGATTCTTCAGCTGCTTCTTTCTTATTTTCTTTATCCTCTTCGGCAGCTTCTTTCTTTTCTTTATCTTCATCCTTTTTGTCTTCCTCTTCGGCAGCCTCTTTCTCTTCTTTTTTGTCTTCTTTCTTTTCATCTTTATCATCAGCTGCTGTTGAGATCTTCTTTTCAACTTCAGGTTTGTCAGTCACTGATCCAGCAGACTCAGCATCCAACTCTTTTTTCTGCATATCATTTTCCTTCTCAGCTTCAGATATAGAAGCAGGAGAAGATTTAGTTTCCTCGGTCCCGTCTTTCATACGACTTTCAGAATTATCACCTTCTGCTTTCTTCTTCAAAGAACCCTCCCTCTTCTCTTCATACTTTTCATCAGCTTCACCAGAACAGTCTTCATAAGAACGCCCAGTTGCCATCTGATCAACAATATAGTCAATCTTCTTGTCCTCGTTATCAGCTTGTTTAACAGAAGCTTCTTTCTTCTCATCTTCTTTTTCATCTTTCTTGTCTTCTTCATCCTCAGCCTTTTTTCCAACTGAAGCTTGTTTCTTCACAACATCCTGGACTTTTTGCCTCTCTTCAGGAGTAGCATTTCCAGCTGCATCTTCCGCTTTCTTGTTCCTTTCAGTCTCAGAAGCACCTTTATCAGCTTCTGATTTGTATGCTTTGTCCTTCTCAGAAGCAGCTCCATAAGTGTCTGGATTGTCGTCAATCCAACTGACTTCTCCACCAACAGCCGCTAACTTCTTAAGAAAGTCACCAACAATAGCATTCACATTAGCTGTGATTCCTGATGGCCTGCTTTCGATACCAGTCAGTTTGCTCTTCTCTTTTCCAACTTTCTTTTTCTTAGCTGCAACAGCCGGCTGAACTGGAGGTGGAAGTGGAGAAACAGGAGTTGGAACTCCCATTTGAGCTTTCTCTTCCATTTCATCCTCCATCTCTTCTACCTTCTCAGGCTTTTCACCAACTTCATCTTCTCCTTCCACTTTTTCTTTATCCTCTTTATTTTCATCAATCACTTCCTCTGAATCTTCATCTGCACCTTCTTCTTTCTTTTCTTCATCCTTATCCTCTAAATCTTCAGCTGCTATTCCAAGCAAAGCTGCAATAGCCATCTTATCATTCTTTGTAGACACAACTTTCTTCAAGTCTTTCAAAGCAGCTAACAAATAATCTGGCTTCTCAGACTGAGTTTGAACTTGCGTCCCACGAGCATTCTCTTTGTCACTCTTTTGCTTTGATTGATCTTTCAACTCCTCATCCTTCGCATGACCAGAACCATAATCTGGCTTTTCTTGCGAAGTATCTACATCTTTCCCTGCTGCAATCTTAGTGTTCTTCATACCATGATCTCCTTTAGTTAACTGATTGTAATAATTGGCAATTTTCTCCATTGATATTGCTCTAAAATTAATATACTGCTCTAACGGCGACTTCGAAAACTTGGAAGCTAATCTTGCGAGGATCTTGGCATCCGGATCTGCGCCCTTCGTTGTTATTATAGATTCTTCGAAAAACGTCACGCCTCGATTAATCTCGAAGCATGGGATGCCGTGATACTCACCTCCTTTGCAAAATATAGGAGAATCTTCTCTGACGTGATCACAAAAGTCTTCAGGATCTAATGCGATTCCACGCCCTTTTGACAGCCGACTTATGTCACCATCGACTTCTTCCAAACATACAGAACAAATTGATTCGTCAACTAAGCATCCCATCGATACATCAGTCACAACTCCATTGGTTATGTCATCGATGATACCTGGATGAATTTGTTCGGCTTTTTCAACATCTATCGCCATAACAATTTCAATCCATTTACCATCTTCATTTGGAAGAGCATCAACGATCATTCCAACAGCATATTCTTTCTTGTTGTTCTTATGATCTAAGTTGACTGCTGCCCCAATAAATGTCCTATATCTTTTGAGGAGTTCTTCCCATTCGAAAAAGTCGCCATTGTCATTTGGTCCATGATATTCACCAGCACTTACAGCTCTTGCAACAATATAAATATACTTGTCAGGATGAATAGAAATCGGTTTTATGTCTTTCAATTTTTTGATCGTTGTTTCAGGAATTATATCACTTCTTTCAACAGTTTCAAAGTCCAAAACTTTTGCTATTTTGAGTTTTGAACCAAATCGTAATATCACATTAGACCTCCTTTAAATTCTTCACCTCACTTGTTTTTACTAAGACTTCATCAACAGACCATTCTAATTTCTTTGCAAAGTGAAAAGCTGCATCGACAGTCTTGTCTCTGCTCTCATAAAATTCAGAATGGAAGCTCTCTCCTTTAAAATACAAAGTAAGACTCCACATCTCCAATCCTTGCTGTTTTTGACCATGCAATAAAAGAGTGCACTCTTCTTTTTTGTCAGTCATCTCATATTCCAAAGAATTTTTTAAGAACAATTGCAGCAAAGATAGTCACGGTAACTTGAGCAACTAAAGCAATCAATGCATATACTATAACTCTTGAGCCTTCAAATTTCTGGCTGAATGCTTTGAGCTCTTCCAAATCTTTCTTAAGTTTTTCTACATCATCAACACTTAATATCCTTTCTATGTCTTGTTTATACTTTTCAAGTGAATCAATCCTTTTGTCAATCAATGCCAATGCTGTCACAGCAGTATTTACTTTTTCAAAAAGTTCCACTACGTTTTCATTCAACCTTTTTATAGTCTCTGTTATCCAATATGACAACTCTTTCCAGTTGTTTCTTCTTGGAGCTCCATTTGCCATTTGAATCTTCCTTTGTTGAGGATTGCCTGCAATTCAGCGACAATCTTTTTTTGAAATCGCTTGCTGATTCTAGGAGGTTCGTCTCCATTCTTACAGATTTCCTCACACAATTCTTCTATATGCTGGATATCCGTTTTAGTCATATTCATATTTAGCTCCCTATTATGACTAAATGTACTGTTACATCTTCTGTATATCCTGATGAAACATCAATTTGTAAAGAAGTAAATTCTCCTTCCATTATTCCATAGCTAGTTGACGGAATGATTCCAAAGTCAAAAGTCAAATCTACTTTTTGGCTTGACTTCCATGCGATCTTGTTGGCTGCTGTCATCGCAGATGGAAGAGTAATTGTCTCTGAAGCTGAAGGAGCTAAACAAAGACGTGTCTCAAAAAACTGATCATCACTTGCTCCATCCTCAAAGTCAGCCCAATCTGTACCATCTTCTATTAAGACATTTTGTGCTGTCGCTTCATTCTCACGTACAAAAACTGTAGCATTCCAATGTGTAAGCAATCTGCAAGACATTTTTTCTCCTATTTTTTATGAGGAATGTATCCTTTGTTTTTCATCCACCAACTAAGTGCCCAGGGATTATCAATCTCTTTATGCTTCTTCATTTTCTTAACAGTCGACTCCCAACCCGGAGGAGATACAGCTTTCTTTCTCATTGCTTCTTTTATCTTGCCTTTATCAACAAAGACTGTACGACCACGTTCATCTTTGATTTCTGCTATTTCTCCATCCCAATTAACAACCTCTCCTTCGCCTTCTTCGCCAGCGAATTCTGTTTCAAACTTTACTTTATCTCCAACTTGAAGTTCAGCTTTTTTTTTGAGAGAAGCATCTATTTCTTCTTCAATATCATCCAAGTCTTGAATTGGTGCAAGTTCGACATCAGACTCATGAATTGAAACAGGTCCTCTGCCCTCTACATCGACTTCAATAAATCCACTACTACTTGAAACACTGATCACTGTTCCTATTCCACCACCATATGCATCACTAATCTTGACAGTATCTCCAACATTAAAATCTTCTCCTGCCTTTCTTTTCAAAGAAGCTTGTTTATTCCAAGTATATAAACCACTGTCTCCAAATGTAATCCATCCATAATCCATTGCATCTTTCAATTCTTCTGGACTTAATACCATCATCAATTCATCTTTTTCAACTGGTTCATCAATACGTATTTCTGAACTTCTCATCTTTTCTGAAAAATCATCGTAAATAATGAATGCTTTTCTTCTCATTCCAGTGTACTGTTTCACTGAAGGTGCTTGCATCTCCTCGACATCTTTGTCTTCTCCTTTGTCAGGACTCTCTACTTTGTTGTCTTGAGGTATCCAATCAGCCTTCAGCTTCTTCAATGCTGCTACCTCACCAGACTCCATCTTATCTAGCTTAGTATAGTATTCTTTGTCTTCCATC